ATCTATCGGAAAACCTTGTGCTTTGTTTAAAATGCCTTGAACGCCTTCTTTTACACGTTTAACGGCAATTTGATTGTTATAGTCTTCGCCTGTTTCAAATGAATCTGCAAGTTTGCCTATGTGAATGTCTGCAGGATCAATAACAAGTAGATAATCTTTCTTTTTTTCTTTGCGTACTAACTTAGGAAACTTTGGTGCAAACTCTTTTAAGTCTTCTATAAGCTTTTTGCTTAGTTCTTCTAGTTTGTTTTCTGCTTCGTCTTTATGTAATGGATTTTTAAAGAATAGACTTGCTTGTTTAGTTTTAAGCCATCCGTGTTTAACACTATTGACATCTACACCTGCTTCTTCTGAAGCTGCTTTTAAACCTCTATAACGGAACAGAATTTCTGCTTCATCCGGTGTAAGTCGATAACGTTTGTTTGCGCTCATATAAATTTCTTAAACAACTGTAAAGCTGCTAAAACAAGAACGATTAAAAACACCCATAATAAGTAATTAGGTTGTTTACTTGCTTTTGCTTTCTGTACTTCTACTCTTGTTTCGTATCTTATAGTGTCTCTATGTATCTTGTATTCTATTCGTGTTTCTAAACGTGTCTTAGGCACAAACACGTTTTCATAATGTACTATCGTGTCTTTGCTACTAAAGTATTTTTCATATACTATAGTGTCGTGTCTAACTACAGGTATGCTATCAATTGTTGCTATTCTAATTGTGTCGCTTGAAATAAGAGGTTTTAAGCCTTTTTTAAGTGCCTTCCTATAGTGATAGTTAGCAGAGCAAGAAAACAGCGTTAAAACGCAAATAAGGCTATAAATTCGCATATTCTTCTTGTACGTTAAAACTTGGACAAGCTTTATTAGCATATTCGTTGTGTCCGTGAATCGTCATATCTTTGTTGTACTTGTATATTAATTCATGCATAAGTTTTATAAGACTGTCTTTTTGTGCTTGTGTTCGTGTATCTTTCGCTTTTTTCATATCCTTAGACATACCACCAACGTAACAAATACCGATGCTGCCTATATTTTCATAACTACAATGTGCACCAACTTTTTCTATTGGTCTGCCTTTGTGTATAGTGCCGTCTAAACCAATTACATAATGATAGCCGATGTCAGAAAACCTGCGTTTTAAGTGCCATTTTCTTATAGTGTCTACGCTTACTTCACGACCTTCAGGCGTTGCACTACAATGAATTATTATTTTATTTATCTTTCGCATTGATGTCTTTGAAGTCTTGCGTGACTTCTTTGGCTCTTGCAAATAGGTTCTTAAGTGATGCCCATAAATCAATGCCTTTAACCGCTTTAAAATTTTCATTGATAGATATTATTTCTATGCTTACTAAAACTAAAGCTAAAATTTTAGTCGTCATAAGTTCAACACTAAAAAATGTTAACACTATATCGTTCAAAATAAAGTAGTCTATTAAGTAGAATAGCATTACAGTAACTTCGTACAAAAGTATCTTAGATATGATCGCACTAAGTTTTCTTGAAGTGACAGGCGTTTTAAGTTTTCGTGCTTTCCAAACACCGGTTATAGTGTCAAGTATTACAGATAGACCAATTAAAATCAAGATGCCCGATATAGGCATAAAGAAGCTGCTAACAATTGCGAGTAATTGCATAGAATAGTTGTTTAGTTTAGTTGTTAGCAAAAGTAACTCGTTTTTCATTGCTCTAGTTGTTCTGTTAGTTGGTAAGTTAGGTAAATTGCAAGAAAACACGAAATACATCTTAAGTGAAAAGCACTACTATAGAACAAACTAAAGGCAGTTATATAACCTGTAACAAAGTATAGTATAGCTAAAACTTTGGTGTGCATTGTTATTCGATTTCTGCAGGTTCGTTTACAAAGCCGTCTTCTATTTTAGCATTCCATTCAGAAGTCTGCATAAGCGTAACTGCTTGTGCGTGTGTCATTACTTGTAAAGGTACAATAGTTCCGTCAGTTATAAAGCTTGGTTCTGAATTCCATTTGATTACAAACTGTGTATCGTCTAAGCTTTTTCTAATCGTGTTTACGTTATTTTCTTCTATTTGCGAAAAGTCAATTAAAGACAAATCTGCTATGTTAATCGTTGCGTATGTTTCTGCTATTTTTTTCATTGTCTTTATGTTGGTACGTTTGTGCTAAATGTACTAAAGTTATTCATTGTTGCGTTGTTGCCTCCACCTCCGTTGTCGGTAATTGTTGGTGCAGTATCTCCGTCGCCCATGCGCCACCAAGATACGAGTCCGCTTGTTCCTGTTAAGTCCGTAGGTGCACCACTATTGTAAATGTTTTCTACATCCGTTGCAGAAAGTTCCGTATTGAATATTGCTACTTCATCAATGTGACCGTCTGCATAGCTTCCGGAAGTAAATCTTCCTATTTCTAAAGGTTCACTTGTGTTGCTCATTGCAGTATATGATCCGCTTCCTGTTGTGCTTCCGTTATCTAAAGAGCCGTTTAAATATACATTAATCCTTGTAGCTGAACCACTTCCGTTATATGTCATTACAATGTGTGACCAAGATGCAGTTGTTATGCTTGTATTTCCGTTTCTAACTATACTTGCGCTGTTGTTCATATCATATAAACTTGCCTGTAATTTACCACCACCTGCAATCTGTATAAAATATTCTTTTAACGTTGAACCGTATTTAAAAATAAGTCTAAACCTTGAAGTTACATCGGGTTTAATCCAAGCAGAAATAGAAAAAGGCGAATCACTTGAGCCATCTCCAAATGACAAATTATCTGCATCACCACAACTTACATAGTCGTCAACACCGTCAATTAATATAGATTTAGTATTACTATAAGGTGGTGTACCACTATCACCTGTAATATTAGTGTCTCCTGCTGCACTTACTGTTTGAGATTTACCCCAATTTATTGTATTGTCAGTTGCGCCTTGTCCCCAATCAATTGTGTTGTTTACTGCACCTTGTCCCCAATCGTTTGTTACTGCCATTTTTTTATGTTGTTATGTCGCCAAATAGATACCATGTATCTGTAGCTACTTTTAATATTGTTGCTTGTGCGTATTGTGCTGCAAGTTTTGTTTTACCACCACTTGAATTTAATGTAACGCCTCCTGTTGGTGCTACTGTTACTTGTCCTGCACCACCTTGTAGTAGTTCTATTCGTGTTCCTATAGGAAATGCAGTTCCTGCGTTAGTAGGTATTCTTGCATCTATTGCACTACCGTTTGTAAGCGTTACCGTTTTATGAGCATCCGTTAAAACTAAATTATAAGTTGTAGCAGTCTGTGCACTAAACGTACTATCTTTTAATTGTGCTCCGTTTATTTTCTTAGATACAAAACCACCACTACCATCACTTTCGGCAATAGCAAATTCATCTGTAGTTGCTAAGTTGCTACTTTTTGCCGTTATTTGGCTTATTCGTATTTCTGCCATAGTATTTCTTTAAATATAATTCTAAACGTTTAACGTTTTTTGCTTTTGGTTTGTATTTTATAACACCCATCCTGTGAAGTTATTGTAAGTATTTGGGTACATATCGCTACCTGTGTTTGCGTTGTACTCCGGAAACAAGTTATTATTCTGACAAATGTAGTCTATAAATCTTTCTTTGTAATGATCGTAAGTCTTTCTTTCACGTTCAATTAAAAAGTCTATTTCATCTTTGCTTACTGTTTCACTATTTTCTGCTCCGTGTTTATATACGCCTTTGTTGCCTATTGTAATAGCTGCAAACGGCAAATATTCCAACATTGAAGCGTGTATAAGACAAGGTTTGATATAAGTCGTTAGAAGTGATAAATACGGATTAGCTAAAGTACCTGCAATTATATCTGCTTGTATCTTTTCTAAAAGCTTAGTTCCTAACATACCTTGTATGTGTATATCTTGTGCTATAGAAACATATTGTATAAACTTATCTACGTCTACATTACCGTTTACAGAAGTAAACTTTACTACATCGTTTCGTGAAATTAAAAGTGCTTTTGCCATTATTATCTTCTTTTGTTACTTGGTAGAAAACCTTTGTTCTTCATATCTTTTGGCTTTCGTTCTACTAAAACACTATTGTTTTTTATTGAATATCCGTATTTTCGTGCCTTTTCAATTGATACTGTCTTAGCTAAAGGTGAACGTACATCAATTCCTGTGCCTTCAAAACTTACATATATAAGCTTTTTCCAAAAATGATGACAGTTACCTCCGCCTTTGTAAAGCCATATAGAATAGGTGTCTTTACCTCTTGGTCCCCATGCCGGATTTACTGCTTTGTTTTTCATTGCTAAAATATCTTTCTTACGATAGATTTTGTTAGCTTTTAGCATAGTTCTACAAAATATTCTAGTGTTGTCTTTTATTTCACCTGCATAAACATAGCGTGTCATAAACTTAATACCGTCTACTATTTGGTCTTGTTTTGGGTCTTTAGCGTTTGGAAAAGCAGTACCTGTAGAAACAAGATTTACTAACTTGTCTTTAAAAGATAGTTCCGTTTTTATGTCGCTTGAAAGTAGTTCGTTTTCTTTGTCGTCTATGTCGTAGTCTACTTCGTATTCATCAAGTAATAACCAATCTTCTTTAGGTTCTTCGCCTAAGTCTATAAAGTCTTGTAAGTCCTTGTTTACTTCGCTTAGTTCTACGCCTGTTTCTTCTTCAAGTTCTTCACTATCTACAGGAACACCTATTTCAATAAATTCAAGTGGTTTAAGTGTCTTAAAGTACAAGTTTAAGCTAATTCCGTTGTAAGCAAGTATTTCGTCAAACGCATCTAATAACATTTCTTGCATTGGTTTAATGACCATATTGTTGAATAGCGCAAAACTGTCTTTTAGTTCGTCTGAATTACTGCTAAAGCCATTACTTGAAGCAATACCAAAAAGTAAAGGTGAAGTAACGTTATGGGCTAACATTATCTTTCTTAAACATTCTTCACTTAAGGTAGAATACAAGTCGGGTGCGTCTGTCACCGGCATCGCGTCAACACTTGTCTTACTTTCTGCGTTGTTGTTAAATGCTACTATTAGCTTTTCGCCATACGTTCCTGTAAGTTGATTAAGCACTTTGCTTTTTATCAAGTGTTGTTGTTCTTCGCTTGGTATTCCGTTGTTGAAGTTTACTACAGTTCTACCACTAAATCCGTTGTTTACTTCGTTGATTAAGTAAGCACTTATGTCTTCTTCTAAAGCACAATAAGGTAAACCACCTGTATAGTCTACAAGTGCGAAATATTTCATTCCTACGCTATACGGTCTTACCATCATAATTTCAAGACCTTCTTTAGAATAACCAAAAGCAGGTATTCTTTTAGGTTTGTACTTCTTAGTGTCTGACCAATCGTCTGAATAGTAGTAAGCTTCTATTTGTCCTTCTGCGTTGCACTTTTCCGGTCTTAGTAATTGAACAGGTATGTGGTGTACGTTTACTATCTTCTTACGATCTTTAGAATAAATAACTTGCATTGCACATTGTCCAAGCAGCTTTAAGTCTGTTACAAGTCTTCTTACATCCGTCTTTTTAAATAAAGACATCATAGCAGCGTAATCGTTTGGCTTTACTTGTGCATCTGTAGCGTTTAGACCTTTACCATATACTAAGCGTGTTATGTTGTTTAT